ATCACATACAGGTACTTGGACACAACCCCATCGTATAGTCGTTCAGTTATGCGGTCTAAATTTCGACCGATATTGAACTTCCAATCGATGAGCCAGGACCAAGGCGTTGCACGCCAGACGGAAGACGGACTAACTCGTAAGCCCTGCATGGTTAACCATGCATAAAGGGCAGACATTCCCGGATAATCATTCGGGTAGTTAGGGTCTTGATCAGGAATATAGTACCGGAAACAACCAGAAGAAGTGACGAGAGTATATTTTTCCTCCCACACTTCCCAAGTTGCAGCTCCGGGCCTACACAAAATCGACTCCATGAGATAGCCTTGCGGTTCACACCGAAAGCCTGTCCCAGAAGCCAATTTTGTTCGCTGAACATCGTCTAGCAGAGTCCGCCGATAATGTTTCCACTTCCCATTATCACGTTGCAATTGCTCGTAATATTGGAAAAACTTCAGATTATTCTCATTGAATTTCTGAAGATCGGAAATAAACGGCGCCCAGCCGAACTGGTGATTGAGATATTGGTCAGAAATGGCACCAGGTGCCATTATGCCCAACTTCCCTCTTCCTCCCTTGAGTAGTTGAGTGACGCCGCCAAGTGTTTCCCACGCTTGTGAGAAGCCTTTTGCGGTTGTGGCCAGCATAGGAGCTGTGTCACCACTCTCTGCCAAGGCAGTGAAGCCGGAAGCTCTCTCAAGCTTCGGCGCGGTACGTGCCCACGCTTCCGGACCCCATGACGCGATGTTAGGTACAGCAAATGTTGGTCCAGTGATCTTTGCCACGTTCGCATAATCTGCGTCCGAGTAATTATCACCTGGAAATTGTGGATTATAAAATCCACCAACATACTGAATCGGGAAGGAACCCATGCCTGATACAAACCAGGTATTGGAACCTGAATCCCGAGTACCATAAGCCGCCAGTTTTACCTGCGGCATCTTGACTTTAATATTTAGAAACGGTCCTCCGCCATTCCAGATTCCATCTTTCGAACGAGTATGTTTCTCGTCGCGAGTGGACTCTACGAATTCGTAAGGAAAAACCTGGGGAACAGTTTGTGGACTGTAATAGTTCCACTTATTGTTATACCACAGGTTATAGTACCCGGTTGGAATAGGCTTAGAGCCATTCCGGTTGGGTACATTCCGTATCTTAAGTCGAGATTCATCGAAAATCATGTGAAAGCCTCCATTTGGTAATCATGAATAGGTCGTTAGACCATGCACTGCGTTCATGATCTTTTGATTCGAAGAGAAGCATCGCTGCAAC